CTTATTTGTATTATCATCTAATATATTTTCTTTCTTAGTTTCTTCTATTTTCTCTTTCACTTCTTCTGTTTTTGGCTCTTCTTGATTTGCTTCAACGAAGTCATTATCATCTTCTTCTTCTTTTTTTGGCTCCTCTTTTTTTTCTTCTTCTTTTTTAGGCTCTTCTTTTTGATTTAATTCTATAGTATTATCTCCATCTTTTTTAATTTCTTCATTTTTATTTTCTTCTAAATTCTCTTCTAATTTTTGTTCTTCTATTTTAGGCTCTTCCTTTTTATTCTCTTCCTCTTTAATTTCTTCTATTTTAGGCTCTTCTTTTTTCTGGTCTTCTTTTTGATTTACCTCAACAAAGTCATCATCATCCTCAACTTCTTTTTTAGATTCTTCTTTTTGGTTTGGTTCATTAAAATCATCATCTTTAATTTCTTTTTTTTCTTCCTTTTTTTTATCTTCTTCTTGATTTACTTCAATAAAATCAAAATCATCAACTTTTTTATTTTCTTCTTTTTTAGGTTCCTCTTTAGTTTCTTCTTTTTTAGGTTCTTCTTTTATTTCTTTTGATTCCTCTTTTTTAGGTTCTTCTTTTATTTCTTCCTTTTTTTCTTCTAAATTGTTATTTAATGTATTATTTGAAGAAGGATTTAAATTTAGCAAATCCCCCAAAGAGTCAAAATCTAATAAATCATGCTTTTTTTCATCTTTCTTTTCTTCCTTTTTTTCCTCTTTTATTTCTTCCTTTATTTCTTCTTTCTTTTCCTTTTTTATTTCTTCCTCTTTATTTTCTTCAGTTTTATTATCTTTTTTTTCTTCATTATTATTGAGCTCTTTTTCTTTTTCTTCTTTTTTATCATTTTTAATTTCCTCCTTCTTTTCTTCAACTGCTTCAAAATCATCATCTTCTTTAGCTTTTTCTTCCATTTTATTCTCTTTAACTATTTCTTTATTTTCTTCAACTTCTTCAAAATCATCATCTTCTTTAACTTTTTCTTCCTTTTTATTCTCTTTGATTTCTTCCTTATTTTCTTCAACTGCCTCAAATTCATCATCTTCTTTAACTTTTTCTTCTTTTTTATTCTCTTTAGTTACTTCCTTATTTTCTTCAACTGCTTCAAATTCATCATCTTCCTTAACTTTTTCTTCCTTTTTATTCTCTGTGACTTCCTTCTTATTTTCTTCAACTGCTTCAAATTCATCATCTTCTTTTATTTTTTCTTCCTTTTTATTCTCTTTAATTTCTTCCTTATTTTCTTCAACTTCTTCAAAATCATCATCTTCTTTAACTTTTTCTTCTTTTTTATTCTCTTTGACTTCCTCCTTATTTTCTTCAACTGCTTCAAAATCATCATCTTCCTCAACTTTTTCTTCCTTTTTATTTTCTTCTGCATTAACTTTATCTTCAATTTTTGTTTTTTCTTCTTTTTTTTCTTCCTTATTTTCTCCTTTTTCATTTAATTCATTAATCTCTTCTTTACTTTCTTCATCTTTATTATTATGAATATATTCATCATGAATATTTTTGAAGCTTTCCATCTTATAAAATTCTGCTTTTAAATTTATGTTATTTCCTTCAGTTTCATCTTCTTTAACTTTATCAACAATATTTTCTTCTGGTAATTCTTTTAATTTGCTTATATTTGGAAATTTAGTCATTAACCCTTTCTCCCTTCAAAGACGCTTTTGCGTCTGTTTAGACATCTATTGTCTAAAAAATAAAAAAGGGGGGTACCATATAGGTACCCCCCTGTTCTTAATCCTTGGTACCTTTTAAAACCTTTTAGATTAAGCATTCTTGCCAACAAAGGCGATAGAATAGGTAGCTTCGTCAGGGCGCTTGGCATCCATAGCAGCCAGCGTGAAGCCGAAGGTATTCGCAGTCTTGTAGGACGCATCGAAACCCGGAGCCTGCGTAACACGAGCATTGTAAACACGAACCAGAACATAACCGATAATAGAGCTATCTGTGCAGTTTTCGCCAGAACCGTAAACCGGATATTTCATGATCGCTTCACCACGAGCGGAGCTGCGGTTGTCAATGTTTGCTTCTTGAGCTTCTACAGAATAGAAATAAGAAACAGCAACATCGTTTTCAACGTCGCCTGCAAAGAAGATAATCTTAGCGACTTCGCCAGATGTATCAACCTTGAACTTTCCTTTAACAGGTGTTTGCGCTGTTTCTTCAAGCCCAGCAATAGAAACAGAACCTGTAATTGGAATCTTTGCTAAATCAACTTCGTTCGTGCCGTCAACGGTCAGAATTTCAGTAATTGGCATCTGATAATGTTCGTTCGTTTCAAAGTTGGTAGCATTCGCCATAACAAACAGGTCAGCTTCAAACTTACCTGAAGTAATGGACATCTCAAAGGTGGACTGACCGGGTAAATAAGCCACAGGATACAGAGACCAACCAGCGTTAATTTCTGTATAGTTAACCTGAGGCGTTACGGTCGCATTAGTGAGTTCATCGAAATAGAACACGCGACCATCGCAGCGTTTAAACCACAGCCGCGGCACGTCGGCAACGTATCCGTTAAACTCTTTAACATAAGTAGCCATAACACATGACCTCGCTTTTGTATATTTATAACAACAACCAATTCTCTCCCACAAGTTTCAGTTGCGGTTATACGATGAGGTCCTTCATATAACCTTTGATGCCAGTATTAGCCCTGACTCAAGGCTCTCAATAAACCTTCATGTAATAGAAAGCAATTGATTTTCGAATATACCCGACAGTACGGGTTCCAAGATCCCAGTCTCCGGCTATCCAAAACCGATAACCAGTATCTGCAATATAACGCTGACTTGTTAAATCGTGATAGATTTTTTCTGCAATAAGATCTGCTCTACTTATTAATCTATCGTCTCCAACGTTATGCATCTCTTCTTGTTTAACATAAATATCGAATGTCATCATATTTCTACGAACATTAGGAACATTTGTGTCACTTCCCTGTTCATCTGAATATATGATCCTACATACTTCATCGGTTAATAATTCATTTGTAAAACCAGCGCGAATAAAGTATCTTTCACAAAATTGAAGAATACCAGTTTTAGGCGGTATTTTCATAAGACGTTTAAGTTCGTAGTCGCGCCAGATTACGTCACGAATAATTTTATTCCAAGCATTAACCCAGCCTAACATTATGAAATACCTCCTAATAAAGTAGATAATTCTTCTATTATTTCTGGCTGTGCTGATTCAATAAACCGTTGCTGGACATCTGTCCAATCAAGCATATTGTAAATTTCAGACTCAATAAAAAAAGAAATTTTTTTGTCAAAATTATCGTTTATTAAATCAACTAACCCTCTATTTTTAGATAAAAAATCAACAGATAGTTTAGCTATATCAATTTCAGCCTTTGCTTTAATTGCTCCAATTCCAAACTTAACTTCTGCAGATAAATAATGAGTTAGCATATTATATATTTTTTTATCTTCTTCAGTACTAGCAGCAGATGCACTTATAGTTAATTCGTTTCTCATCATTCCGTATAATGCATTTTTAAAATACAAAAAAGATGTATCTCCAAAAATAGAGTATAAATCAGTACCCATGTATACCACCCGGCTTTTTCTTTGCATGAAACTTTAACGTTCCATATTCGCCAAAAATATTTATGCCTACTCTATTTATATCAACAATGTAATATGTTTCATTTCCCCACTCAAACTCATCTTTTATATGAATTTGGGCAGTTTTAGGATTGTATTGAGTTGTAAATATAGTCAAAGCATTAACAGTTTCTCCGGGTGTCCCAGACACAGTAACATCTTCAGGTCTTCCGTCGTAACGGAAAGCATTGCATGGAAGCCTGTCAACAATTTTAATTTTGCCTGATTTAGATCCACGTTTAACATAACCTAAATCATCGACTTCTGCATCTTTAAATCGTTCAATATTTAACATCATATTGCATCGTAAAGCACGAGAAGGAGCATTATTCGATTGAAGATGAACTTCCCAGTCTAATATGTAAACCGTATTATCTGGTTCAATAAGCATATCACCTTTTCGTATTCCGCTTGAGCGAGAACATCTGATGTTCATATTATTATCTGTATTTTCATATCGACTCTTTGTAGAATCTGGATATATTTCTCCACGAATATATGTCGGCTTATAGTCTTTTTCAAACTGGTCATACCAATTATGAAGAAGTTCAAAATCCATATTCGTATCTGGAATATCCTGTTCTAAGAATTTATCAAAGTCAGCGGCAAGCGTCCTCGGGACCCTAAACCGCTTGGTAGTACCTTGCGGTACATAGGGAATAGACATATTGCCACCTCATTTCATTGTTCTTGCAAGATATTCACTAAAAGGCATTGTTGTAGCTTTCACGCCCTTAAAAGAAAGATTTTCAGGCAATCGTCTAACAGCATTTGCTTGATCTAAAAGCTTATGTCTAATTTTTTGAAACCTTTCTACTAATTCAGGAGACCAGTCTTGTTTTTGCTTGTTTCCTGAAAAATAATAAAACGCATCTTCTACATCCATTAGTATACGTTTTAACTCTAAACTGAGCATTTCTGTATAGTCGATAAAGTCATATTCTTTTTCGACTACAGTTTCAAGATCTTTATTTTTATATTCGATCTTCACTCTAAAATCACTCATTTACTTTCACCCTTAAGTCTCGTTTGTATCACGAGCCATCATTTTATGAAAAACACGAATCCGATCAAGTTCGAGATCATCGATTTCCTGTTGTATCGATTTATATCCCTCTTTTGCTCCTGTTACAGATAACGCATCTGTTGTATAACTCATAGCTGCATCACCAGCAACATCGTTAAAAACTTTACGATAAAAATTTAACTTGCAAAGAATATAAATGTATTCTTCTTGGACAATATCAAAATCATGATCATAACAAACATTTTCTTCTTCGTCAGTTGTAAACAAAGTTCGGTCATAACTATTAGGGTGGTTGACGTCAACAAAAAACCTTTTAATTGCCCATACTACGATTTTTACAAAATCTTCTGGATACATAGGCGTAGGTGTACTTTGCCAATCTAACTCTTCTTTGAGCTGATCAGCTGTTTCCTGAATATTGTACACATCAGCCACTCCTTTCTAAATTATTGTTCGCTCTCTTCTTCTTCGAGAAGATCACGATTGGGCATTTTAGCATTCAGAACCTTCAACTTGCTTGCTGGAAGGTCCATCTTTTTGCCAACTTCCCAAATTTCATGGATTTCAACAGGATCTTCAATCTTGTTAATCCAAGACTTAAAAGCATTAAAAGGCTTTTTAAGATTTGCTTCAATTTCTTTGGCGTTATGATGTACAGCCGTAGATTCATCCGTGAATCCGCCTACATCTTCAAGTGTTAAGTCTTTGCCATTATCATCTACAGGAACTAACATTTTTCCTGAGAAGAATTTACGATGAGTACAAATACTCTCTATATAGAGAATATCGTTAACAGACAGCACGGCAAAGCTGCCCGGTTTAATATTTAAAGATTGTTGACCGTTGTTAACATAAACACCGATAGCGTGGTTACAACGATTATATACGCGATATCTCGCATCTCCGTTAATCATAATTCCTTCATACCTTTCATCGAAATAAAAATATCAAAAATAGGGAAGCGAGCCGTAAAGCTCGCTTCCCGTAAAACCAAATAATGATTAGCCGATCTCATACGCACCGATGGTGGGAATGGAACCAACAACAAACGCAGCACCGAAGCGCTGAGTCAGTTCAGTTTCAAACGTATGATCATCGATAGTCTGTTGAGTCATGCTATAGGTCGGACCTTCGTTCAGAACCTTCAGGTTCTTCTGATCGTTGGACACACCGGCAGAGATAATGTAAATCCAGTCGGGGTTCAGGATCGGAGTGGTCTTGCCATCTTCATAAGCATTGATCATAGAGATAACAGCAGCGCCATTGTAACGACCAAGGTAGCCATTGTTATTCTTCTCATCGATCATGCTGCCACTATACTGAACACTATTGTTGTTAACAGGAGCGCCAGACAGAGCAAACAGACCTTCAACAGCAGCAGCGTCACCAACAAGGCTTACGCCGCCAAGCCGCTTAAAGTACATCAGCTGATCGTCGATAGTGTTCTTAACGATACCAGTACCAGTGCCGTAGAACGGAGTGCTGTAAGCACCGCTGGACAGAGCATCATGCAGAACCTTTTCAACATACTTCAGCTTCAGCATAGTGAATTCTTTGTTTGCATCACGAATCAGGTCAGGCATATTGATCCGGTTCATACGAATGTCCCAGATATTGATAGCCGGACGGCTCGCGATTTCGAAAGTATTAATAGAGAACTGACGATCAGTCACGTAGCTCCGAGCGGTGGTAGCACCAGTCGCTTGGATAAACGCCTTGATGCCAGCAGTCTTCATGCGATACATGGGACGGTCACCCAGAGCTACGTTACGCACATCCGCAAAAGTCTCGATGAAATTCAGAGAATTCTGTTGCAGTTCATTGATGGTGAACGCAATAATCTGACCAATTTCATGCTGATGCTGAGGAGACATATCCTGAGCCAGCTCGTTGACGATAGCGGAAGCCTCTTCGACCTTGTCGGATTCGACCCGTTCATTACGGACCTGAGCAGCCATTACTTTAATGAGCTTGCTGTCCTTATCAACCCTAATTTCAGCCATTGCAATTCACCTCCTTAACCAATTGTACCGTCAGCCTTCAGGGTGTACACAGCACCAGCAGTAGGCGTTCCGGTCACGCAGGTAGTAACAAACTCTTCGCCCAGTAACAGAGCGTGAGCCCGCATCAGTTCACCGACAGGCTGCGTATAATTACGCTTGTCGTATTCCTGATAATCTTCAACATTAAATTGACGTTCGTTTTCAACTAAGAAATGGCGCTTGCCAATTTCCTGAACTTGAAAACGATAGGCAGTCATGCCACCATAGATATCGGTAACTTCCATGCAAAGGAACTTCGCACCAGTATCAGCAGCCGGAAGAACCAGTGCATCATTGGTAGGAGGAGTTGTGGAAGCTAAACCCTGATCCATGATAAGACCATTCGGCACAGGATTAGCAGCACCATTCTTCAGAGTGCCTTCATAAACATAACCCTGAAGCTTTGTCATATATCCAGCCATAGCTAGTCATACCTTTCATTTAGATTTTCTCAAGCCTTTTCAAGCAGAGAATAAGACGCCGTTTTGGTTTCTTTTTCAAGCAGAGAATATTTCCCTGTTGCATTAAGATCACCCATAAACGGATTGATTTCGCCTACAACTGGTTTCGCTTCGGCAATTTGCTTCTGCTCTTTCAGCTCAGCGATTTCAGACTTAAGCTCGCTAATCATGTCAAGCATTTCTGCAATTAACTGTTCAGCGGTCTTTTTCTGTTCTACATTAATAACAGGTGGGTCTTCTTCAGCAGCAGGTTCGGTTTCGCTCTGGTCGTTGCCAGACCCTGAATCACCGGACTCACCGGAATTATCCCCATTTTGTGTTTCAGAATTGTTGGTTTCACCGCTAGTTTCTCCGTCTCCAGATTCGCCTGCGCCGTCTCCATCCGCTTCTGCAACATGAATACCATCAACTGTTTCAACCAGAGTACCTTCCTGGACATCATTACTGCATGTTTCAATCGTTACAGTCTGGCTAACTTCTTTGCCAGTTTCTGTATCGTATGCAACACTGGTATGACGTTCTTCATGATATTCACGAGTTACAACAGCTGCGTTTTCTGCCTCAGCAGTTTCTGTGCTTTCAGCAGTTTCTTCTTCAGCCTTTTCCTTTTTCTTGCAGGCTGCATTTTCGGTTTCTTCTTCAGATTCGGCATTTTCAGCTTTATCTTCTGTTTCAACCTTTTCTTCTTCAGCCAGTTCAGGCTGTGTGGCTTCGGTCTCAACGACTTCAGCCTTGGTTTCGACTTCTGCCATTTCACTTTCACCCTTTCTGGTTTCATCTGTGTTCTTCTGTGCTACTAATTCAAGTGCCACAGCTTCTTCACAGGCGGGATAGGTCACAATGGCTGTGCCTTCCAAATAGTTGTTTTCAGACGCATCGATCAGAATTGTTTCATCATCAAGTTCGGTGTACTCACCAACAGAAAGTTCGAAAGAAAATTTCAGAGCATTATCGGCAAATAATTCGGATATTGCTTTGCTTAACTTTTTGTTGCGCTTTGGAATACGAGCGTATCCAACCAAAGCACAGCCGTTCTGTATAGTTTGTTTTTCGAATTGATAAAAACTTCCGATCTGCGTTGAATGGAACTCGCCTGTTCTGACATCGTACAGATGACCAAGGCGATTATAATTTCCATTAGTCAGAGCCTTGACGTCCGCATAAAGCGGAAGACCTACATACCGCGCTTCATTACCTACAATTTCATCGATGAAAGCTTCGGTAACTCTTGCTCCGTTAAGATTAGCCTCAGGAGCTTCGCATATGCGAGCCTTGACAGTCATAAAAACATCCGACTGCTGGATTTCGGAAATGGTAGACGCAAAGACAAGTTTGCTCATAACCATTCTCCCTTTGCTTTGCGTTCAGTGGTGGGAGACAAAGAGCGCAAGGCTAATCTATACAAACACCTTTCGGTGGATGTATTAAAAAATGCTGGGACTTATACACAAAGGATGCCCAGCCGCTACCAAGGTGCGCATTACAAATAAAATTTTTAAGGAGGAGGAATCTTACCTATGAAAGTTTTGAAGAGGCGCTGGTAGCACTATTAAATAAATCGATTTTATAGGGATATCGTAACCGCAACAACGTTGCATTCAGGCGCAACAAACCATTACTGCTCTTGACTTTATTTATAGACGCGCAAAGCTTTTACGTCTCGTCATCCATAGATCCTTCTGGATTGCTCGGCTTGGGCTGTTTACCTCTTACTGCCGCTTCTGGATCGGATGTACGTTCGTCGTCTTCCTTTTTAGGGCGTCCGACTTTATTATTTGTACTGCTTGTTGAATTATCTACATAAGTTGTATTACCAAGCTCTCTCGGTAACATAACCTGATCTGTACCATCTTTCTTCTCGTTTTCACGATTTTCTCTTTCGATTTCGAGAGAATATCCGTTAATATCAAGCATATGCTTCGTAGAAATAACACCCTTCTCCCAAAGCTCAATGGCCTTTTCACGAAGAGCTTTTTTACCTTCGATAGAAAGCGGCTGAAAATGAAATTCAGGTGTTTCTTTTAAGTTATATGTTCCCGGAATGCTTTCTGCTAAACGTTTATTGATTTGTGTCATCATGTCGCAGAACTCATCTCGAACAGCATTAATACGAGCTTCTGCTGTTTGAGTAGAAACCTGAGCAGAAGCGAACGTAGAACCGTCTTCAGATATACCTGTAACTAATACACCGCTTATACCGCCTGCAGAAAGAATATCGTTGTTAACGTTTCTGTATTTATCCCATTGGAATAAATAGTCCATGTCGAACTGGACAGTTTCTGCTGAGGCTAAATGATTTGTAACAGCTAGCGGCGTACCGCTCATTGCAGATAAGAATATCTTACGGACAGCAGCTAATTGCGGTTGATCTGGAAGAA